AACTTCCTCGGTCGAGACGGCAGCCAGACATTCGGTATGGGCCTGATTGCTGCAATTATGTGGGTTGCTCAGGTTAAAGACGCTCAGGCGCAACAGCGCCAGGGGCAAAGCGGTCCTGAATGGTGTCTACCAGCGCTGGAAGGTAAGCGTGTCGGCTTGTTCCTGCAAAAAGTCCTCACCACCAAAACAGATGGTAGTGACAGCTATAAGTTTGAAGTGCGCCATGTTTTCCAGCCTGGAAGTCGTCTGACCTATAAAGAGTTCACCGACAAAACGCCAGCAGAAGCGATCGCCACGCTTGAGCGCACCATGAAAGACAAAGATGACCGCAAGCCTCACGATTCATCACGCGGTGGCTGGGGTGCTCCATCACATAGCGGCGGCGGATGGGGTGGTAATCAGCAGGATCCGAATGCGGTCCCTGAGTCTCGCCTGCAGCAGGCCAACCGTCAGGTATCACAGAGCAATCAACATCCTCAGTTCGACGATGACATTCCCTTCTAAAAGGCATCGCTATGACTCACGCTCACGACGACATCAGGGTTGGCACACTGTGCCTTCCCTTCATTGGTAACGGCTGGCTAATGCCATGGGGTGAAGTGGTCAGCAATCCATTAAAGGCGCAGTGGCTCGCTGAGGAATATCGGGAAAGGCAGGAGACGGCATGAAATACGGAAGCGTGTGCAGCGGCATCGAAGCTGCCAGTAAAGCGTGGGAACCTCTCGGATGGAAACCTGCCTGGTTCTCTGAAATCGAACCATTCCCCTCAGCCGTCCTCGCCAATCACTGGCCGGAAGTAACCAACCTCGGCGACATGACCAAAATCGCCGATGCGGTGCGCGCTGGTGATGTCGAAGCGCCTGATGTTCTGGTCGGCGGCACGCCTTGTCAGGCATTCAGCATCGCCGGCTTACGTGAAGGCCTGTCTGATGAACGAGGCCAGTTAACCCTCTCTTACGTGGAATTAGCGAATGCAATCGACGACAAACGCCGCGAGCGCGGAGAAGATGAAGCGATCATCGTCTGGGAAAACGTCCCGGGCGTCCTCAGCAGCAAAGACAACGCCTTTGGTTGCTTTTTGGCAGGACTTGCCGGAGAAAGCAGCGAGTTGCAGCCAGCAGGGGGAAAATGGACGCACGCAGGTTGTGTGTCTGGACCAGAAAGGGTTATTGCCTGGCGCGTCCTTGATGCTCAATTTTTCGGAGTGGCCCAACGACGCCGCCGTGTGTTCGTTGTCGCAAGTGCTCGAAAAGGATTCGATCCCGCAGCGGTACTTTTTGAGCTCGACAGCGTGCGCCGGGATTCTGCGCCGCGCCGAGAAACGCAAAAGGCTGTTGCCGCCCTTACTGCACGAGGCGTTGGAACGTGTGGCGCAGATGACAATCAGGCACAAGCTGGACACCTGATTGCTTTTGGCGGTGGCAATACTGCCGGTCATATTGATGTGGCGACCGCCTGCACCGCGCATGGGATCAGATTGGATTTTGATACTGAGACTTTTGCAGTTCACGGCAAGCAGGATCCAGATACCAACCGAGAACTTGCGCACACGCTCGGACGCAACAACGGACAGGAAAACGCGATAGTTACTGAACCATTCACATTGGCAATCCGTGGGCGATCAGAAGGAAGTACGGTCGAAGTGAGAAATGACGGCACAGCCAACGCGCTGTTGACGCCGAATGGCGGCCGTGCAGGCATGGGTGTAGGGGCTATCGGGTGGGGTATGCAGGTTCGCCGCCTAACACCGATTGAGTGTGAGCGCCTTCAGGGCTTTCCTGATAATCACACTCTGATCGGCTGGCGCGGAAAGGATGCTGCTGAATGCCCGGACGGGCCGCGCTACAAAGCTATCGGCAATAGCATGGCTGTACCGGTTATGCGATGGATCGGAGAGCGCATCGCCGCAGCGCTGCCAGCCGAGAAGCTGAACGGTGATTATGGCGGAAGTAAAACACCGCTCGACCAGCGCGACCTCTGGCGCACACCACCAGCCCTTTTCGCTTCCCTTGATGCTGAGTTTTGCTTCCAGCTTGATGCCGCCGCAGCGCCACATAACGCGCTATGCCGGAAGTTCATCACCGCCGAGCAGAATACGCTTGAAACGCCATGGGCTGATTACCTTAATGTGCCTGGCTACGTCTGGCTGAACCCGCCATACAGTGATATCACGCCGTTCGTGAAGAAGGCCGCAGCAGAGAGCGCCAATCATATCGGCACAGTCATGCTGGTACCGGCAGACACTTCGGTTGGCTGGTTCAAAGAGGCGATCCAGACCGCCAGCGAGGTTCGCTTCATCACCGCCGGGCGACTGGCGTTTATCAACCCGGTCACCGGTAAGCCGGTCTCGGGAAATAACAAAGGATCGATGCTCATCATCTGGCGACCGTACCCGCGTACACACTGCCACTTCGCAACTGTGGACCGGGACGAGCTGATGGCTTTCGGGGCGAAACTTCTCGCCCGCCGGGAGGCCGCATGAAACCAGAAACAGACATCGCCAGTATCAAGGCACTAATCGCAAGGTCGCTATCGCGGCCTTTTTTATTGCTGGCGTTCACCATCAACAGAATTAACCGACAGTTCCGGGAGCATTGACCATGAGCGATAAATGTACGCTGGATGGAAATCTAATTAATCGCTGCGACATGCTGGCTAAGGCACTCGAGTATGGAAACCCATCATATCGTTCGAAAGGCGCGTTTATCCCTGAGCGAGTGAATTTCAACACTGGCAAGCCGGCAATCGATATTGCACAACTTCACTCCGGCGAGTATGTCGGACGTGGCATCGCTATGAACTTCTGCCCCTTCTGCGGGGAGAACCTTAAGACATGGGAGCAGTGATTATGGCCGACATCATCGATACCGCAGCAGAGATTGAAGAGCTTCAGCGTAACGCTGCCCTTTCCGCTCACCGGATCAACCGCAACGCCGTATCAGCTGAACGTTGTGAAGAATGCGACGAACCAATTCCCGAGCCGCGGCGCGCTGCAGTTCCCGGCTGCCATACGTGCGCGGAGTGCCAGGGTGTTATCGAGTTAAGGAATAAGCAGAGGGGGTTGTGATGGACAGGGCCGAAATTGATTTAATTCTTGAGAGTAAGCCAAGGAAATTTCACAGGAACAACCTTGTTAAAGGTGTTGGTAAAAACGACTCACCTTTCTGCACCGGCGCCGAGTTCGATGGAAAGGTGATCAACCATAGGGCTTATGATATTTGGTGCGGAATGCTACAGAGGGCAACGTGCCACTCCTACCAGGAAAGGCATCCCCACTACAAAGGTTGTTCTGTATGCGAAGAGTGGCTCACGTTCACAACCTTTTTCGAATGGTGGAAGAAAAATCACGTAGATGGCTGGGAGTTGGACAAGGACTTCACCGTTATTGGCAATAAGGTTTACTCCCCAGAAACGTGTATTTTTATCCCAAGCCAGCTCAATTCTTTCATCAACGCAAAAGGTAAACACAAGGGCGAATTGCCTGTTGGCGTTATGTACGTTCCATCACTTTCAAAATTCAAAAGCGTAATCATTTTCATGCGACAGTACCATTATCTCGGGCTGTTCGAGTCAGCCGATGATGCCCATCTTGCATGGATTACCAAAAAGTTAACATTCGCCCACCAATTCAAAGAAATGTGCAACCTGATTTCCCCTTGGCTTTTTGAGGCGTTGATTACTCGCGTTTTGGCGCTATCAAACGCACCGAGTAAGTACGAAATTGCCGAGCGGATCGCCGAAGAAATCGAAACAGCAGAACACCTGAAGAAGCTGCGCGCCCAGCGCGCGGCGTAAGGAGAACTATGACCACCATTCAGGACATCAGAAACCAGCTATCAACTCTGGTCACAGAGGCGCACAAAGTGGCGTGCTCCCTCGATATTGGCGATGAGCGAACCGAGGCTTTCGAGCTATACGAAGCGCTTCGTCGACTTCAGCGACAGGGTGCAGCCGGAGAGATTCTCTCAGCAACTAACCCACTTCTCGCCTCGCCATATTACGACGAGGACTGGGACGAAGATGAAGACGGCTGACGCAACTGATAGCCAGTTATGAGCTGGCTATTGGGTGCGAAAGCACTGCTCCGTTATCCCTTTTGCCCTCCACTGTGAGGGCATTCTTTTTGGGAGTTCACCATGCAATCAAACCCCATGAACTGGCTCATCGCCGCACTTATGGCGCTGGGCGCTCTCATCTCATTTCTTCACGAACCGGAAGGTGTGCAATGGCTGCTTTTAATGTGGGCGCATTAGTCCAGAAAAAGACCGGCGGTATCCATGGCGTGGTGGATAGCCAACTGGAGCCGGAAGGAGATCATCCGAAAGCCTGGGTGCGTTGGGATGACGGCAATTATTCAGTGCACGCCGAAAACGAATTACGCGCGGCCACGCCAGACCAGCCGCAGTTTTATAAATCGATGTCATAGGAGCGATCATGAGCGAAGTTATTCAAATCGTGCCCAGCGATTGGGTGACAGAAGACCTGCTTGTGAAGATGACAGGGCTCCGCCCGGGAACGATAGCGCGGGCCCGTAAAAAAAGTTGGCTCTGCGGCAGGGAATACGTCCATATGTCGCCTGACAGCATCCCAAAGGAAAACAGCGAGTGCTTGTATAACCACAAAGCCATCGACCAGTGGGTTGAAAGTCTCAAAAAGAAACAGCCAGGTGCGCGCCAATGAGGATCCGTTTATGCTTAGCGGGCTCTTGGACGTCAGGAGGGAATAATGGCTAAGTCAGCATACCCAACAGGCGTAGAGAACCACGGCGGGACACTCCGCATATGGTTCCTATATAAAGGCAGCCGGGTGCGTGAAAGCCTCGGCGTGCCGGATACACCAAAAAACAGAAAGGTCGCTGGTGAGCTGCGCGCGTCGGTGTGCTTTTCGATAAAGACAGGCAACTTCAACTATGCAGCGCAATTCCCTGACTCGCCGAACCTGAAAAGGTTTGGGGTGGAGAGCAAGGAAATCACCGTGCTGGAGCTGGCGAACAAGTGGCTTGAGCTGAAGCGTATGGAGATCAGCACCAATGCGATGTCACGCTATGCATCTATAGCACGCAACATGGTGCCAAGGATCGGCGGTGACAGGCTGGTATCTGCGGTGACGCAAGAAGACCTGCTGTTTATAAGAAAGGAATTGCTGACCGGTTATCACACCCTGAAGGCAGGACAGAAAACGCCGGTTAAAGGCCGCTCTGTCAGAACGGTCAACAACTACATGAAGATCATGGGCGGGATGTTTAAGTTTGCCGCCGACAGCGGGTATGTCCGGGTGAATCCGTTTACCGGGATCGCCATGCTTAAGCGTTCTCGATGCGAGCCAGACCCGCTGACGCGTGAGGAGTTCGTCAGGATGATTAATGCCTGCGCCCACCAGCAGCTGAAAAACATGTGGTCGCTGGCCGTGTACACCGGCGTGCGCCACGGAGAGCTTGTGTCGCTGGCCTGGGAAGATATCGACCTGAAAGCGGGTACGATGATGATCCGCCGGAACCACACGTTAACGAAGGAGTTCACCCTTCCAAAAACGGAGGCCGGAACGGACCGCATCATCAACCTCATTCAGCCGGCGATCGACGTGCTGAAGAGCCAGGCGGAATTAACGCGCCTGGGTAAGCAGTATCAGGTTGAAGTGAAACTGCGCGAGTATGGCCGTACTGATGTGCATCCTTGCACGTTCGTGTTCAACCCTCAGATCGCATCACGTAATGGCCGTGCCGGGCATCATTACGCAGTGGGGTCGATTAACCAGTCGTGGGAAGCGGCAATGCGACGCGCCGGGATTCGCTATCGCAGAGCATACCAGTCCCGACACACGTATGCATGCTGGTCGTTAGCTGCCGGTGCCAACCCGAACTTCATCGCGAAGCAAATGGGCCACACCGACGCGCAAATGGTTTACCGGGTGTACGGATCCTGGATGGCTGAAAATAATCAGGACCAGGTACTCATCCTCAACCAGAAATTGAGTGAGTTTGCCCCATCCATGCCCCACGCCGTGGGATCGGATGGTTATTAA